CCCCACTTAAGTAATTTTTCTTTACCAACCACGTAAGCTCCCTCAAATAATACTTCTACTGGTCTAGATATTCTTGAGAAATTATCAGATTCAGGTGGATTAAAGTTATCATCTTTTTCTAAAGCTTTATCAGCACCACTTCCAGTTGTTTTTACTTTATATACTTCGTTAATATAACTTTTGTAACTAAAATATAAAATTTGCACAATGTTATTATCAATAGTACTTGTGTCTGGAAGATTTCTATTTGAAATATTATTATTAAATATACCTTGTTGTTTAATATCTTCTAATTCATCAACAGTTAAATTAGGAAACTCTTTTACTAACTCATTAATTGGGACAGATTTAACCTCACCAACATAATATAAATCATCAAAATATGGTGATGTACTATATGAATATACAACATTAGCTGGATCAACATATTCTACTTTTATTCCTTCGGCTTGAGTAAAATTACTTTTTACCGCAGCAATACCAATAGTTGTTAAATCATAATATAATCTCTTTTTAGTTAATTCATATTTATTATCATCAAATATTGTATTGATTGCTTGCTCTTCTGCTAACTCAACAGATTGTTTATAATCTAGTTGCATGTGAACAGCTAATTCATCTTCATCTTCTGGTAATTTACTTGGATCGTTATTAAACATATTCATACCAAAAGATTCTTGCATCATGTTATTAATATCACCCATACGCATATCTTGTAAAATACCTTCCATATATGAAGTTCTTTTACTTAAACCAAATGGATCTTGTGAGTATGCTTTTATATCATATGTTCTTTCTGCAATACCATTAACAACAATATCTACAAACTTTGGTATAATAGGTACTGGCTTCCAATCTAAATTTAAATAAGATAGATCACCATTAATTGACAATTCATTTTTGTATTTTTCTATAGGTTGTTCTCCTCTTGCATATAAACGAAGTTTATGGAAATCATCTTTATTAGCATCAAATCTATTACCGCCAGCATCTTTACTAAACCATTCGTGTTCAATTGCTTTAGCTACACTTAATCCATACTCTGCAGATATTTTTGTAGCGTTATCGGCTATTTGACTAGGAAAGTGACTTTTTATATCCTTTTCAATCATAATTCTTTATTAATTTCGATATTGTACCTTTATTACTATATTTAGCAATATTGATGTTTACTTTTTCTTTTTCTATTGTTGCGTTTGGTTTATACAAATGTCTATTACATGCCATAATAGCTAAACCTGAACTTATTGTGGCATCAAACGCTGTTCTTTTATTTATATCAAACCTAGCCCAATCATTTAATGTTGCATTAAAATACATATTACCATAGCCTTCACCTTTATGTCCAACATGTTCTTGAATATACATTTCAATTGCAGCCGCGTGGGCTTGTTTTATATCTTCACTTGAGTTTGGTATACCACCTATTTCTTTTTCAGCTACAGATAATTTGTTCCAAACTTTATCAGGTCTATTCATACTAAATCCTCTATAACCTCTTCTTCTTAAATAATATAATAATCTAGGTTTATTATTTTCCGCTAGTATTGGCATGCCATAAAAATGCAATGCCATTAAAACATCTTCAAAAAATATTTCAGCTGTTTGAGGTCTAGCGATATATTCTAAGAAAAAATGATTAGCAGGAACCTCTTCCATACTAAATTTTGTTAACCCGTGTAAAGAACCCTTTGAACCTTTACCATCTACTGTTCCTGATATATCGTAACTATCACATCCAAAAGCACCTATATGTTCATTTGCTGGGTATTTAATACCATTTTTTATAGTATATTTATTTTGTAAATGTTGTGGTGGTACCCAACTAACTTTAAATCTTCCCTTTGGATCGGGATAAAATATTACATTAGAATCTTTTATACCACTAACCCATTGAAAATTCCCCGTGGATATATCTGCTGCACTTTTTGCTTCCTCATTATAATCAATCTGTTCATATATTTTAACAAGATTAAATATACTATTATTTGCCTCATCTCTAAAAGCATGTTCTTCGGTTCGTGGAAATTGACGATAAAATTCATTTAAAGCATCTTGATCATTCTTTAAA